CCCAATACCATAGAGATAGTTCCAGTCGGCGCGACAGTAAGGAGAACTGCGTTACGAAGTCCGTTCTTTTTAACATCAGAGCGGATACGTGAAGGCAGGGTTTTAAAGAACTTTTCATCTTTTAGTTTGTTCCAGTCATAAGCCGGAAAACTACCTTTCTCACGTCCAAGATACATAGAAGCTTTGTATGCCTCGTTCCTTATTGTAGCGAATAACCGTTCCAAGAACTCCAAGCAATCTTCCGAGCCGTACTTGTACCCCGCTTTGATGAGGAAGTAATGGAGTCCGGTAATGCCCAATCCGATTCGTCGGGAACGGATTCCTGCTTCATCGCACTCGGGGATAGGGAAGTGGTTCGCCGTAAGGATGTTATCCAAGAACCGAGTACCTGTGCGAATCGTACGGGCAAGCCTACGCCAATCGATAGTGCCGTCCATGTCAACCATGTTAGCCAGATTAACGTGACCAAGACAACAGTTGCCGTATGCAGGAAGCACTTCCTCACCACAGGGGTTAGTAGAAGGCATGTGCTCAAAATAAGATACGTTAGTGTACTCGTTAGCAAAATCAATGTTGAAGATACCCGGTTCCCCTGACTCAATCGCATTATCTACAATGCGTTCCCAGAGTTCACGGGCGCGGATTGGTTTCTTCGTAGCTCCTTCAAATGTATCCTCGTAATGCTTGAGGTGGTGCAGCTTGGCACGTCCAAGCGCGTCCTCTTCATCTTTAGCCACGACCTCAACTGTGTCGTTGCCTTCCTCAGAGATACGCCCAACTTCGTAAACATAATATTTATTTTGTCTTCCCCCAAACGTAAAGTGCCACTCCTCGTCTTTTTCAACAGATTCGATAAATCGCTTCGTGATTGCTACTGAAATATTGAAGTTGGTGAGTTCGTTTCTGTCCAACTTAACATGGAGAAACTCCAAAAAATCGGGATGTGTAATATCTAGGATAGACATTAGTGCAGTTCTACGATTTTTCCCTGCACGAACATGATTTCCAATCTCATTAATCATTCGCATCACTGAGATAGACCCGGGAGCCGAGTTCCTAATGTTTTGAATGTTGTCCCCTTTGGGACGAATTTTAGAGAAATTAAAACCGATTCCTCCTCCACCACAAGAAATCTTGTACATATCAGAGATAATCTTACCGATACTATCTACGGAATCCTCAGGGTCAAGTACATAGCAATTAAGCATGTTCTGACGGTTCCTGCCAGAGCCATACAAAATACGTCCTCCTGGGCAGAAGTCTCCATTGTTAATCGCCTCGTAGAACTTCTGTTCGTATTTCTCGCGATTCTCGGGGAACTCTGGGTCCGCAGCTGCTTTAGCTACGCGCTTCGCGCATTGCTTCCAGGAATCTTCCCCTGGGTAAGCGTACTTATCCATGAAAATGGTCTCCCCCAGGGAGCCTTCTTTGATTTCAAAACCCATTACTCTTCCTCGCTATCCCAGCCGTAAACCAGCACATCTTCTTCGGGCATTACCAAATACACATCCTCACCCACCTTAATTTCTTGTCCAGCGAACTGAGCAAAAATAACGTGCATCCCTTCTTCCCAGTGGTCGCCCTCGCAACCCCGTGCAATACGCTCGATGTAGCCTTCGCTCAATTTCTTTTCCGTCATCTGTTCAGGGAGGACAATGCCGAACTTAGTTTTAGTCTCGTGCTTTTTGCGAGTCACGATTAATCTCTTTCCGTTAGGGGTATATTTCATTTTTCTATGCCGTTTATTTAGTGATTTTGGTAAGATTATTGCGTTTTATAACCTTTAAAGTTTCAGAATATTCTTCTAAAAGCGAAGTTAAATACTCGTTGTGAGTAATCAAGAATAATTTCTTGTGTTTTGTCAATTGGTGAATAAGCTCAATTAAGCCTTTTACCCCGTCAGCATCTAGGTTTTCCGCTACTTCATCAAAGAAAATAATGTTAGAGCGGTCCTTGCCCGTCAAAAGAAGAAGGTCATTGAGTCCCAGCATCACAGCCAAAGACACCCTCTTCTTCTCTCCTCCCGAAAGGGAATCGAAATGACATTCGACTCCGTTATTATAGATGCTTTCGACTAAAGAATCATCAAATTTTATGACGAAATTACCTTTCGTTAGGGTGCTGAGGTAGGAGTTGCATCGCTCATTTAAGTAGTCGAGGATATTACGGATAACGTACTTAATTAAACCTGCTTCGGAAAAAGCGTGTTCCCAAAACTTCTGGATATCATACTTTTTCTGTGCGTCCGTTGCAAGCTTTCCGTACTTCAAAATAAGTTTTTTCTCTTCTTTACGTTGTGAAGTGAGAATTTTTATTTCTGTATCAATCTCCTTAAACTTTTCAATGGTTTCGAAGTCTGAGGTTGTAACGGGGATTTCCAGAGCATCGACCTCCTTACCCAAAGCCTTTATTGTTTTAACGATAGCCCTTTCTTCGTTCGACATCTCTTGAATTTTATTTTCTAGAAAGACACTCTTGTCGTAGTTAGCGTTAGAGAGCTTCCCACAATGCTCACACTGCGCTTCCCCCAAATTCTTTATCATGGAATGGGTTTGGAGGATACTTTCTCTCAGAACGTCCCTACGTGCTACAGTACGTTCATACTCTAAATCCTTTTCGTGATAAGCGCGTTCCTGTTCTTGTATCTCTGTAAGAGACTTTCCAAAAATAAATTTATATTTTTCAGAAGACAGGAAAGATTTAGCTTCTTTCTTCATAGCCCGTAACTTCTTGAGCTTACCAGCTATTTTGTCAATCTTATCATTGCCGTTATTTAGGAGAGCTAAATTAACCTTCTTGCCGTTTAAGTACTTAGATTTAAGGGACTTGATGGTAGACCTATTCTTAAACAGGTCCCCTACTGAGAGGAAGTTTTGAATGATAGCCCTTTTTTCTTCGGGCGATGCTGTGAGAAAGTCTGTGTTATTCGACTGACCGAATACGATAGAAGCAAGAAAAACATTATGGTTAATATTGAGAATCTGTTCCAGGTACTTCTGGGTAGCCTGAATAGACTCCTGCGTACAGTTCTCGTCCCCTACCGTTACTGATAACATAGGGGCTCGTTTTATACGTTCGATGACGGTGTCTCCGTTTACTGTAAGAACAACGCGACACTTTCCTTTGGTGTGGTAGTTCTTTAAACTCTTGTCATTAGTCTTACGGATAGTCTTCCCGAACAGCGCGAACATAACAGCCTCAATGATGGTGCTTTTACCTGCCCCGTTAGAACCGGAAGGTTTGCTGTCAAAGTTCTTTCCTACAATACGAACAAGGTTTCCATAAGAATCGAAGTTTACGACCGCCTCTTTTACAGAAAGAAAATTATATATTTCTATTTTATTTAACTGCATCTTTTATCTCCGATAACCCTTTCAGCAACTCTTCTTTTTTGAACACAGTATCGCTGGCGTCAATATACTCGTCTATTACCTTGTCATCCAAACTAAAAATACGATTTTTAGGTACGTATCCAGATTCGAACTTGGGAAGCACATCCTCAAACACGAGTTCCAAACTTTGGATAGGGTATTCTGCGAATATCTCTTCCTTCAATCTCTTCTCGGTGTAGGAATCCAGCTTATCCATCTTAACTCTGAGGATGGTGTAAAAGTCTTCGAACTTGTGTTTTTTGGCGAGGGCAGGAATTTCATCAATAGTTCCTACAATATGTTTAATGCCTTTACCAATAGGCTTTTTAATAAGCTCTATTTCTTGGTCTCTAATTACTAATTCGTGCGAAAACTTCTGTGCGTTTGCCTCTCCGAAAGTATTAGAGTACTGCGTTCCTAGGATTACGACGTTATCGTAGATTTTAGGTTTATGAATATGTCCGAGGAAAGCGAACGGTTTCCCTCTGAGATGCCACTTCTTCACACGGGCTTCATAAGCATACGTCCCATTAGACACACACCCGTCAAACCCAAAATGTCCGAACACTGGATTCTTTGTTTTCTTTAGGTCAGCAATGATTCTATCTTCATCTTCATAATGAGGAATAAAATCAAAGTTTACGTCTCCAATTCTAATCGTTTCAGTGTCCTTAACAATCCTAGCTTTCTCAGAGAACAGTGATAGGATGGTGTCTGAGGTTCCGTCTTTACGGAGGGTGTCGTGGTTACCTCTATTAACAATAATATTTTTACATTTAATATTATCTAACAAATAACCAAACGCCAGGAGCTCTTCGCTGCGGGGGTTTCTACGCTCAAACACGTCCCCGTTAATGACGACGTGTGAGCAAGGCTTCCTGTTAGTGAGGTGCAGAAGGGTCTCTACTTGTTTATCCAAGAACCCTGGAAAATAATCTGCGCGTAAATGCAAATCCGTTAGGATAACAACTTTAGCTGGTTTCGACATAATCTATAATTTCTGCTTCATTAAGCAGATGTCCTTCGCTACTGAATTCTGCATCAATCATATCCCCAAAGGAATAACCTGCTTCAACATCAACAGCAAAAGGAACCACAAAGTCCAAGCCATACAACTCTTTGAAATCTTCTGTGCTTTCCAGCACATAACGCATAAGCTCAATAACTTTCTTTAAGTCTTTTCTTGAGCATTGCACTTCAACAGAGTCGTGGACCGTAGCAAGAATCTGCGCATCTAAGTCTGTGGCTTTCAGGTATTTTTGCAGACGAAGGATTGAGTGGAGCATTAAATCAGAGGCAGAGCTTTGAATAACAAAGTTCATGCCTTGTCGTAAAGCGCGGTACTGATATTTTTTATTGGGACTCTTAACATTTGGAAGATGTCTCCTGCGCCCAAAAAGGCTCACTGCGTATCCATTTTCCCTCACAAACTTATGTACAAAGTTAATCCACTTAAAAACTTTTGGAAAAGAATCTTGATAAGCTTTAAAAATATTCTTACAATATCCTACAGACTGACCTATCTGTTCTGCGAGTTTGTTCGGACCCCCTCCATACACAATGAGGAAGCTTACGCTCTTAGCAATCTGTCTTTCTTGTTTTGTTACGTCTTTAGCATTCTTGCCAAATACAAGGGACGCCGTGAAGCTGTGCAAGTCCTGTCCGGAGTTAAAAGCTTCAATAAGGTTCTTATCCTTACAGCACTGAGCGAGGACTCGCAGTTCTGCTTGAGAGAAGTCAGCAGCCACAAACACTTTATCATCATCCGCAGTCATCATACTACGAAGATTGACAGGGTCATCCTCATCAGGGCGGGGTAACGTGTGGAACGAAATACCTTTACGTTCTTTACCTACAGAATAGGTTGAGCAGCTTAGACGACCCGTTACCACGTTACCGAAGTTATAGCTAGAGTAAACCCTACCATCTTCGTTGTATGTAGTGGCTTTTTCTACACCTTTAACATAGGTCTTATGTTGTTTTACTCGACCTTTGTATTTAAGTAAAAGGTCAATGTACTCTTTGGCATCCCCTGTGGCAGTCACGGCCACTTTCTGTAAGTGAGCTTCAGTAATCGACGCTGCTTTAGTTTTCTTGGAAAACTCTAAAGCTCTTAACCCGAAACCTTCTTTAGTAAAGAGCAGGAGTCCCATATCGGCATTCGACCTAGGATTAACATCGTCAATTACTGATAGCTCAGAGAGCTTAGTTTCTAGCTCTCCAATTTCTTTTGCGAGAAGCTCATCGAATCGGGCTACGCAATTATTGTCTACCAAAATACCTCGGTGTTCCACATCTGATGCTACAACGAGAATCTTTTTAAGAAGCTTTTCGTAAACATGGTTTACGCCCTTCCTATTCATCTCTCCAATCATATTGGTGTGGGCGCGTAAGGTGAAGTCCGCGTCCATAGCGTTTCCCAACGCCATTTCATCCAGAGGCATGTTTTCCCAGTCATGGGCTCCTCCGTTAGTTACGGTTAGCATTTTTTAATTCTTTTATTATGTGGTTTAGTTCGAAAATAATATTAACGTAGTGTACGTTAGATTTGTAATTAGATTGGGTTACTTCCCCCGCTTTCATTATAGCAGCTTGATACTCATTTAGAGCACGAATTACCTCATCTAATAATTGAGGGGGAAGTCCAGGTTTTAACATCTAACTAGAGTTTCCATCATCTGAGAGGTTACTAGGTAAGGGTCACAGGTAGCTGCTGGGCGACGGTCTTCGAAATAACCACACCTATCAATCTTTACGTGCGACGGGATGCGAACACTTACGCCACGGTCTCCGACGCCCCAAGAGAACTCATCATAGTTAGAAGTCTCACATTCACCCGTTAGACGCAAGTCATTACCTGCACCATAAACGTTGATATGTTCTAAGTGAGCTTCTTTCAATTTGTCCATCATACTTTCGATTTCTTTAATACCGCCTTTCTCACGAGTCTTTTCGGTAGACACATTAACATGGCAACCAGCGCCATTTAAGGTCGGGTAAATCTTTGGATGGTACGAGATTCTCATATTGAATTTCTCGCTACCTTTCTGTAAGATGTACCGAGACATCCACAGGTCGTCAGAGGCTTGAAGAGCTTCGGCGGCGTTGGTCTGATATTCCCATTGAGAAATCATTACCTCTGCGTTGTTGCCGAATAAGGTAATACCTGCCTTATCGCAGTTTGCTAGATGCTCATCTGCAATCAAACGACCAATAACATTACCTGCACCTACACCGCAGTAGAAATCTCCCTGCTTAATGTCTTCCGGTACAAGGGGTTGCATCATAGGGTCTACAAAAGTATACTCTTGCTCAAACCCGAACAACATGCTAGTATCACCATCATCTAACTGTTCCGCCAAAAGGCTACGCATATTAGATTCATGGGGAGTACCGTCTGGGTTCATAACCTCACACAGTACCATGTAATTACCCTCACTAAAAGGGTTCTTATATAAGCGCACAGGCTTAAGCTTACGGTCTGAGTCTGCCAAATCTCCTTGTCCGGTGCTACCACCATCGAAAGACCATTCAGGCAATTTAGCCAAAGCGTGTTTCTCAGAAAAGACTCTCGTCTTTGAACGTAGTTGGGGCATATCAACAGACCCATCCAACCAAATATATTCTACAGTAATCATTAAAATTTCTCCAATTCTTGAGGGAAGTACTCCTTCACTAAATCCATAAGGCCGTGAGGAAGATTTTCATCGAGTAGCGAGTGCATAATTTTTGTGTCGCCAATATTATTAAAGTTTGTAATTCCAAAAGTCATCAAAAATTTTAAATCAAATTGGCAATTATGGAAAATTTTCTCAGTACTCGAATCTGCCAGCAAATCACTGAGCCTCTCTCTAATGATTTCTTTGTCTTTATCATCGAATGGACTTTCGCGATGATGAATAGGTATGGTAAAGGCTTGATTCTCTCCGTACGAAAACGCAATAGTTGACATAACATCTTTCTTGAAATCCAATCCAGTTGTTTCAATGTCTGCACCAACTACGTCATAATTTTTAAGGTTGTCCATTTGCTCATTGAACTCCTTAATGGTTTTGCATAGAACATACCCAGTTCCGTCAAACTTATTCTTATCTAAGATGAATTTATTGTACGCATTCTCTACATCCTGAACAAACAGCTTTCGTAGCTTTGGCTCTAGGAAGACGAGGTCTGAGCTATAGGTCGGTACTACAGGACAACCTTCATACTCAAACTCTTTACCCCGCTTATTAAATAAGCCGGACTTCTTCAGCAGAGTCTTCATCGCTACATTACCTAGAGGGATAATAAGCTCTGGCTTAATCTGGTCTAGGTCCTCATAAAGGAATGGACGATGGGTGTTATAGTCTGCCGTTGTTAAGTCGTCCTCTGAGGTGTTGGGTTCCCGAATCGCGGGTACGAACTGATAGTGTCCCTCGGGTACGCCTGTCTTCTCTAGAAGGGTTTTAACAGCCGCATACTCATGGTCGTTGAAATCATATAGACTCCCGCGCTCACGATATTGACAAGTGGTAATGAAAACAATTTTCTCATCACCAACATCTGTAGATGAATAATCTTTTGTTTTTTCGTCTTTGTCGAAATTTTGTAGTAATTTTTCTAAGTCCATGTTCTATGATAGGTTATGGCGAAGTGTAAAAAAAAGAAACACTATATTGATAATAAGAAGTTTGAGGAAACCATCTTTAACTACTTGGAAAATCCCTCGGAGTATGAAGATGAACTTATCGGGCAACTAGACTTATTAATTACAAGCATCCTTATATCCTTTAAATTTAAAGTGGAGTTTGATGATGCTAAACAAGAATGTTTCGTATTGTCCTTGAAAGTACTTAAAAACTTTACCCGTGAAAAAGGTTCGGCTTTCAACTACTTCACTACTGTTATAGTAAATAACCTGAAGCTTATTTATACTAAAAACAAGAAATATCAGGAAAAGATTCAACAGTATAAAGACAAGAAGATTAGGTCGTTTCTTGAGGAGACGGAGTAGAGAAGAAGGAGTAAATCTTAGGATACTCCACGTCCACTTTAACCCTCTTATTCACGAGATGAACTAGCGATGGAGATGATGTAATTGAAAATGATGCAAACGACTCAGGTAAATCCCAACTGTTTACTAAGTAAACGGTCTCGTGACCCTTTTCGTTTTTCCATTCTTCGGCGCGTTCAAGAATACGGTCGCACCACTTACACCAAGTTGAGTAGTAAAGAACCGAAAAGTTTTTACACTTACGGTCCTTTAGTACCTCATTCAACTCCTGCTCAGTTACTAGCTTGGTCAGACTTCTCATCGCCCTCTCCACTAAACTCTTCTTCTGCCATCTGCATCGCAGCATTGGCTTGGTCGGCGCTCATTTGTTTCATAACTTCTTCTTTTTCTTCTTCCGTCATGTTTTCAACGCGCTCATTAAGTTCAGCAGTAATTGCGTGGATGCCTTTGAAAAACAGGATACGGGCAAGAGTGTCGTTAGACATCTGTCCGCCTGTAAGGGCTTGTTTGAGAGAGTCCCATTGGCTCGTCTCTTCTTTATCTAATTTAATGTATAGTTTCATTCTTCGGTCTCCTTCACGGAGTTTAAAGTTACCAAAATTATTGCCGTCAACAGCAAATGTGATTTTTTCCTTGTCGGCAGCCATACAATATTATAGTAAACCATGTCAAAAAATATCGACTCAATTTTAGAATTTGGAGAATTCTCCAAGAAGCGGCGCGTCAACAGCAAGCGCAAGGGAAGCAACTTCGAACGGAAGATAGCCAAGATACTTAATGAGAGGTTTGAGACTAAGGAGTTTAGTCGCACACCGGGCTCAGGAGCTTTCGCTACTACTCACAAGAACTTGCCCGAGAATCTACGCATTCAGGGAGATTTAATTACCCCAACCTCATTCCCCTTTGTTGTTGAATGTAAAAATGGTTATGACGTACAACTTGATGATTTATTCAAACGAAAAAGCGATTTCAAATCTTTCATCTCACAAGCACAGAAAGACGCCTCTCACGCGAATAAAGAGTGGATGGTAATCTACCAGAAGACCAGACGAATGGCTCTTGTAATCGTCGGGAAGCCGTATCGGGTAAGTCCAGAGTTAGTTCTAGACGGTCGATACTTCATCTATCCTCTGAATGAGTTCCTGAAGATGTCTAACGAAGTCTTCGGCTTTCATGGATGAGTTACCGACAGATTGAGCCTTTTCTAGCCCAGAGGTAACCTCATCCTTGGCTACAATATAATGGGTGTTAGCGGAGGTTCCTTTACGTCCGATTCTCAGTCTACTAAGCAGTTTTCCATCCTCGCTTACAAAATTAGTACCGCTCCCAAGAACTCTAATGTCGGCTTCTCCCGATAATATCTTTAGCAGGGAAGGACCGACTGCGTCGGTTTCCATTCCTATCATGGAGTTCCCGTCAGGGTTAGTAAGAGCGAACATTTGTCTTTCGGTTGACATTCCACAAACAGCAGCATCCAGCACACAGTTATACCTAAACCCGGGTTCATTTGAATGTTTAGCTGCATACATCTGAGTCATTTGAGTTATACTTTCAGCGCGAAGACGTAGTTTTACTTTAGGGTCCTTAGTTTTTTTGTACTCTTTTAATTTATCATAAAAAGCCTTTTGTTTCTTCAAATCATTAAAAGGTACTTTAGACATCTGGTCCGTAGTCCAATCTTTCAACGCACCCGAGGAGATATTGTCTAATGCTCCCATCATCCTATCCACTTCACGGGTGCTTCGGTCTCTAAACTCATCGGCTTGCTCTAGCCAATCGTCCGGAAGGTCCACGCCATGGTTTCTGGTAATCTCACTGAGGGCAGCCGCGTGGCTCTGACGAGCTATAGTTACAGCCTCTCTATCCGCAGACCCCCTAAGTTTAAGGAAACTTCTTTTTCCAAACTCGATGGTTTTTCCTCCAAAACCATTTTTCACGCTAATCCTGACAACGTCACCAAAGCTTTTAGATTGGGCGGCGCGGTTTCCTTTCACATCGAACTTTTTGTTTACTACTTTGTCTAAAGTGCTGCCTTCAGCGCAAGCCACTTCAACATCTGCATTTAAAACAGTGCCATCACCCAGAATACCGGCACCTTCCGTGCCTACCTTTCTAAACTCACAGTCTGGCGGGAACTGCTCTACAATAGGTTTCCACCCACTTACTTGCTTTGATAGAAGCCATGCTAAAGCTCTTTTCTCGTCTGGGGTTTCTCCTAACTCGGCGGTTGCTTCCTCCAATAGCTCGTTAGCCCCCTCTTCGACAAAGTTAATTACCTCCACATCTTCTAAACTTCCTCCTGCCCGTGCTTGAGCAACTTCCAGAAATAGTTTGAGGTCCAACTTATCTCCGACACCTGCAACAATACTCTCCATAACTTTTTTAACAGCCTTTTTATCTTTTTTAACAAAGATGGCTTGGGCGAGGTCGGAGGAGTACTCATTCATATCCCCAGCAATGGCTCGGTATGTATCTTCGGAAGCTCTGTCTGCGGAACGTCCTTTAAGGATTAAAGGCTTACCGTCAACCTCAATCTTGGTTAACCTACACAAATCTTTCGCCACAAGACTATCCTTGGTTCCTATCTGCATACCAAACGCTTTACCTGCATCGGTATCCATAGTTGCTCCTAGGGTTGCGATATCTCCTCCACATTTATCTCCCCCTTGTACGTGTACAGTTCCTTTGTTTCTACATCTAAAGCACTTGAGAAAATCTACGTCCTCCTGGGATAATTTGTCTGGAGTGATTATTTTATTTTTTAGTTTGTACGCCAGACCCATGGCTCTCATGGCTGTCTGAGATAACTTTTGTGCAGCGGCTTCAGTCTCTTCCACAGATACATTTTCTTTTCCTTGCAAAGCCAAAGACGCTTTCCTCATTTTAGTAACGGTTCCTAACCCTCTAGCTTGGTCATTAAAAGTTTGAGCCCATTTCGTTACATCTGGTCCGGTATACCCCATTTCTTCTAATACCTTGAGGTCTTTTTGGGTCGCCTCCTCGGACAGCTGTTTTAAGAAATCTGGTTGCTCGGCGGCGGGAGCAGCTGGGTCCATTACAGGAGTTTGCGCTTGCTCCTTGTCCCTCATGTCAGGGTCTTCTGCGGCTATGTTACCTTTTTGTTGGTCATAATACCCTAGAACAGCATTCCACTCAGGTTCAGTAAATTTAACCGCTTGGTTTGCAGAATGACCTTTAGGGTTAAAGGTTTTACCTCGATACGCAATCATCTTCACTCCTTTTTGGTTAATGTACTCAAAAGAAGAATCGCCTTGAGCCTGGGCCGCATTAGTGTTAGCTGTGTGTCCGTCTGCCGCCGCAGTTGCGGTCCTAACAGTAGGAGGTAATTCGTTAGGGGCAAAAACAGCAAACATCTTAACTGCTTGTGCAGGGTCTTGTGTGAACTTACCCTCTAGCAAAGTGTTGCCGCAGTCTAGGTATACGTCAAGAAATTTAGATAGTTCCATATTATATTAAAGTAGGCTCCCCTGATATTATATACCAGGAAAGCCCAAATATTTTTCAATTAAAACTTATTAGATAGCTATCGGAGACATTACGGCATCGATATCAGAAGTCTCAGTAAACTGGACAGCGAAGTCATAACGTAGGGTCATCTCAATAGTATGGAACTCGTTAGTTGAGTAGTTGAACTCACCTAGCTTCCAGCCTTTCGGATAGCAACCGTAGAGATTAACGTGAGTAATCGGGTTACGGTGAGCATCTAATTGCCAGATAGTTACAGTTCTCTTGAAGATAGGAGCTTCAGTAATACCAGCAAGACCTTCAGGGCTTGGGTTTACTTCGCTAGTACCGTTGCCTAGACCACCGTAATGAATACCGTAGACTGGGTCATACACACTTCTCATCCATGCGAAAAGCGTATCAGCGATATCACCTTTGATTAAATTATCAAACGTAACAGTGATTTCGTCAGGCGAAGCTTTGCCAGGGTAGTAGAACTTTTCGTTTACACGATGAACTTCAATGTCTTCAACAGTAAAGCCCGGTTGAGTAATTTGCTTTGCGGCGAGAGTAAGACGGTCTTGTGAATCCAGACCAGGAACGTTAGAAAGAGCGCCCGCGAATTGCGGAATCTGAATCTCCCAAGCGTATGCACGGAAGGACTCCAGTGCGTGAGAGAGACGGGGGCTGTCAGCGATTAGCTCGGCAGCTCTGTCTACGTAGTATTTTCCATTAGCCATGTTGTTTGTTTACCTCAATATTATATAGTGTTATACACTAGCTGATTGGTTTGTGAGGTTAAGCTCGAATACCAAGATTTCAGCGGTCTTAGTAGGCTTGATAATAACCTTGCACCAAAGTTCGTTTCTATCAACGCGAAGGGGGGTGTTAGTAGTTGAATCACACGTTACAGAGAATTGAGTAATACCTCGTCTCTGTTGAATGTCAGCCAACGCTGGGTTGATGACGCTTCGTACGGCGTTCCAAGTGATGGGGTCGTTCGGCTCAAACACAAACCTACGGGCGGCTTGTAGTACAAGTCTGCGTAAGTAAATCATCAAGCGACGAACATTAATTCTGTCCAGAGCAGTAGATGCTCTTTGAGTTGTTTTTTGTCCGTAAATAACAATTCCATCTTGGAGGAACTTGGTTACCGGGTTAACGACATTCCCAGGACCATAGAGAGCGTCTCTGTCGCCTTGGTTGAGTTGTACCTCAACATCAGTCGGCTTAGTCAGACGACCTCTACGCAAGCCAGCAGGGGCAAACCATGGGTCCGATACTTCATCAGTGAAGCACATCTGGCCGATAGCGAAGATTGACGGGTCGAACCAGGTATCCGCACCAGTGTAAGTATTAAAGGATTTTACCCACGGCCAGTATAGAGCAGCGTAGCTACTGTTTAGAGAGGTGGTTCTACCAGTTCCTTGACCGTTAGACCACGCAATAGCTTGTTGCGCACTTCTAAATCCTACAGGAGGAGATACAACCGCAATAAAGTTTTGAGTAGTTTCAGCTAAACTAACTAGTTCGTTTTGTACGTTCTGGTCAGTTACACCCGGAACAGCAGCCATAGTAACCGGAGTTGCTTCCGAGTCCAAAGCCCGAAGACCTTGGGCGGGAGTTTGGCCAATCAGCGCCGTTCTTACATCAGAGTTACTTATGTTACCTCCGTAATCCGAAGCATCGCCATTCTTACCTCCAGAAAGGTTGAAGTAAATGTTCTGGTTATTGGCAGTACCATCTAAAGAGAGGCAACGGAATGCATGTGCGGCGGTCCCGACTTCGCTGCCCTTACCCTTACCTATTTGGTAAGCGGTTGAAATCGTAGTACCTCCCGCAAAGGTGGTCGGCTCAGTCCAGGTATTAGTTCCAGAAGGTTCAATACTAGCATCATACTGGTAGAAGTTACCTTTCACGTACGGGGAGACAGCATTAACAAGTCCTTGGTTAAGAACGTCTTCCGGCCATAGGCTGGTTGCTGAGGCGGTACCAGTGGGCTTCCATAAACCCATATCGTAGCTTTCTTCCAGACCTCCCTCGGAATAGACGTTAGTTACGAAACGTCCTTGGTCGTTAGTATGGACAATATCTGCTTGAAGACCACGGTACTGTAACCCACCCGTTAAGTTCACTGCGGAGTAGTTATAACCTAGTCCTGGGTACAGGGAATTTATTTGATAAGCACCTGCTTGAGTCGCATCGACGTAATCAAGAAGAGCGCCCGAAGGTACGTTTCCAGTCCAAGCGTCATCATCATATCCCAACGCGGTGGCTTGCGCTGCTTCTAGTACACAGGCACTACCGCCGAAGAAGGTAGTAGGACCAGTCGCCATATCAGGAACAACAAAGAAAGGCTGGGCGGATACGGCTCCTAGACTGCTATCTGAGTCGATGGTTGCCGCAGCCGACCATATGAAGTCATTAACATCGAGTGGTTGGCCTGATAACCAAGTTCCAGTAAAATCAAATTGACCTCGGGCTCCGCCTCCAATGCTAAGAGAAGAGGAGATAAACGTGTTGATTGTAAGTCGTGAAGTGTTGCTCGCAGTTGCACCAGGTTCTTTTGCCACAAGCATACCACTTGTAGCGCCGTAACCACTAGGAATGAAGGAAACCGGTCCAGTAGTTGGGTTAACTGCCTCTCCAAGACCAGCCTGTAGGGCGTCCTGCCACAGGTCAGTGGTCATTCCAGTCGCGTTTAAAGGTGCTGGCATAGCAGCTAGTGCAGAAGCGTATGGGCGGTCGCGATAAGCGTAGAAAGTAGCGGTGTTCCCAACGGATACGCCGTTCTTATCCCAAGCATTCACATCAAACCTATAAGCTACAGTGCCATTTGCCAGTCCAGTAAAAGCACCCATGTTTACAGCCACGTTTGGGTGGGTCACCAAAGGAATAGTGTATCTAGCAGCTTTAGCTTCACTGGTCGCGGCGCGAACGTAATAAACTTGGTTAGTTTTTTGCAGAATCTCCAAAGCTGCATAAATACCTTGACCGCCATTCACTAGGTCAGGAGTACCAAACTCCCGAATCACTTGGGCAGGGTTGGTTAGGAGTGTTGGGGTGTCAACAGGACCGCGAGAAGCAAATCCTACCAAACCAACGATAGACGGATTGACAGAAGGAGCGTAATCAGATACGTCCTTTTCAATCGTATAAACACCAGGGGAAACGAAGTTAGCCATATTTTACCTTAAATTATGTTGAGAAGATGTCTTTTCTGAAGTTCCAGACAAAGGTCTGTGATTGATTTTTCTGGAACAGAAATCTTCTGTCCGGCAGATAAGCAGATATGTTCAAACAAGCGACCGGACTTTAGAACAATTTCTAAATCCTGTCCTGCGATATTTACAATTGTACGGTTCTTCATAAACTTCTTCCTCTTTAGTATTTAGTTAATTGAGGGGTAAAAAAAGTCGTATTTTTAAAAATTAACTAGGAGGAAGGGGGAGGTACAACTACAGTTTCTGAGCCAGAGGTAGAGAGGATAGAGGTTGAGGGGGTGCCAGTTCCAGAAAACGCGATATCGGTCTTCAGCTCTACGTCATATCGCATCTCTCTGATGGCTCCGTTGCTTTGAATCATGTACTTTCTGGTAGGCATCCATGTCTCTACTTCAAAGGTGACGGTTTTCTTGATGATTCGGTCTTCTCTATCAGGTACGGTCAAAGTAGAGTTGTCAGATACAGCGGTAATAAATGCTGGTGCGTTGGTGAGGAAATCGGTCCCTACTCTTAATTGAGGTCGAAACTTATTCATCACATACTCAATAAGCTGGTTCATGTCCTCCACGTACCTTGCCCATAAATTTAACTGGTAAGATACTTTAACAGCTTTAGGGGACATCGCTGCTACACGCGTGTACCTCATGCTTTTTTTGTCGCGAATCGTCCAGAACTCGATATCCGTATTAGGTTTTCTTCTTTCAAAATCTTCTACGGTGTCGGAGATAGCTAACGTCATTTGAGGTAGCGTTAGGTTACGAGTCTTGAAAAGCATCGCAATAGCTCTTTCATAGTTAGCATACGAAACCGTAACCGGCTGTACCTCGTTATCACTTCCTATGATTTGTGCGTCAGAAAAAATATTTAAAAGTTCTCTTGAGGTCTTTCTATAAAACTCTAAACTTCTAAAGTTTTTATTTTCTCTTTCAAAGATTTGGCGCTTGATAGCAAAAACATTGGATAGGCGCTTACCGTTATAAAACGTTTCCCTGGTACCATCCACCATAGGAGGATACCTATCATACGGAGGTCCAGATACTTCAACCATTAGTAAGTAGAGAATACGGCTGGCTCTTCAATCTCTTGTAGTAATTGATTTTCAAGCAGTTCCATCTCCCTTTGAGATTCTGCGATAAGTGCAGGACCGTTGAGTTGTGCGCCTCCTTGCGGAGATGGGAGAGTAGCGTACTTACCTCTAATCTCACCTAGAATACCTTTAGCAATAGCTAGAGTATACCTTTGGAGCCAGCTGATGAAGTAATGGTGCAGGGTGTCTGAGTTAAGACATTTATATTCAATAACTACACTTTCAGAACCACCGGCTGCTGGGGTGGGGTATACCATAAGATACTTGTTGTTTATGATTTGGAAAGACCCTTCTCGCCCCAGAATCTTTCTAATAGATTTGAGGTGCATCTTCATTAGGAGGAAATCGCTAATCGCAAAATCCTGGAACAGGAAGTTATCCTGGAAATACTTAATGAAGAAGTCCATCTCAAGGGACTGTCCAGCTAGGGGTACGCTCAGTAGAGATTTCTTGTAAGCAGCATACCTAAAGTTGTTTACGATAAACGATGGCATTTCGTACATATTCGCACCAGCCACAGTCTTAAAAGCACATAGTTGTGTACACCAATCCGGTGCGTGGTAGTCCAACTTACTTATCGCTTCGTCAATAGCCGTTAAGATTTGAAAGTCGTCAAGCTCAACTCGCACAACCGGGTAACCCAAACGTGATTTAACCCAGTCTTTAATAATCAAATAAAACCTATTAAACTCTACGTCCTCCGAAAAGTACCTACGATTTAATGAGTCGTAGGGAATATCCCCAGAAGGAGCCGTAATATTGGAAACGTTAGACCCTGCGCCATAACGGTCTACTAAAAAGGGTCCCCATTGGAAATTAGGTTTTACTGGTCCACTAGACATGCTACTATTATATATGGAAGAAGCCCAGCCAAAATAGCTGGGCTTCTTTTATTACTATACTAAGAAGTCTTAGTAGTTGTCGTAGGTAGTCGTACCCAGTGACGAAGCCTTCATGAACGGAGTCGTCAGGTAACGGCTATCAGCACCAACAATACGGATGATACGGTAGAACCTTGAAGCAGGGTTAATTTGAGCAGTCGCATAGCGAGTAATCAAGCCCTTTCTTGGTTGGAACGTTTGTGGGTCCGTGATAGTTGGAAGCATTTGCAGTGGGATGTACGGAGCGTACACAAAGCCAGCATCCATCGGGGAAGCACCTTTGTAACCTACAAGCATCTCATCTTCAGGGTAGAGCGGGTCAACGTAAACATCGTACTGACCCATCCACTTACCTTTGTAGGTAATCGAGGCACCTAGTTGACCAGCTTCACCACTATCAATACCACCTTCTAGTTTAGCAGCAGACTGGAGCATCGCAGCCACGAATGGCGAACAGATGACGTAGTTTGCAGCAGAACGTAAAGTAGTTCTGTAGATGTCTTGTGATGCGAAGTTAACAACAGCAATCAAGTTACTGTAAACCTCACCTACGTGACGAGGAGCAAGTCCAAGTGCGGTAGTACCGAAGTCAACGAAGAATACGTTGGAACCCAAATCAGAACCAGTTGGCATACCAGCACCAGCACCAGTGTTACTACCCATACCATAATCGTTAGGGGTATAAGCGGCGTTGGCGTTAGTGCCGAACGGTTGGTCGTAAGTGAAGCTACCTTGGGCACCAGTGCCACCGGGATTGGGACCGCCGCCTTGTGGTAAGCCAGTGTTACCGAAGTCGTTAGAGTTACCGCCGTTAGTGTAAGCATCCCATTCAGCACCATTCAAGCCTGGAACGATACCATAGGCTAGGGTGCGGATGGACTCAACGATTTCACGGTCGATTTCCAAAGCAACTTCCTTAGAAAGAAGCTCAGTCAATTCGCGCTCAAGGTCAAGGTTGTGGTATGCACGAAGGTCTTGAGAAGCTTCCAACGTCCATAGGGCGCGGAACTTACGAGTACGTGCAGTTACAGACTGTTGCTCGATAGTGAAGCTAACTTCAGGAATACTCGAACCAGCAAGACGCTCACCAGCAGATACGAAGTACTGCGGACCAGCGATACCAGAGTTTGGGAAGTTCGCAATACGAGAACCGGCAGTCATCGCTGACATGTTTGCATTGCTTTCGGAGATAGCGAGACTATCAGTGCGAGCTTTGCCATTGCCGTCAAGACCGGAAAGACCGGAAAGAGCGAAGCCAGCAGAACCAGCAGCGGCAGCTGCGGAATCTAGAGTACCAACATTGCTTTGAGCCCCTGCGATACGACCGCCATATACCATACGGTACTTGGAGTAGACTACATCAGAGACAGCATTGGAGTCCATGTCCTTACCGGCACGGTTATAACCTAGGTAGAAAATCTGAGACACAGGACCTTGCATAGGCTGTACACCACAGATTTTGTTAGCAATTAGTTCCGGGAAGACCCGGCGGACGAGAGGAAATGCGAACTTCTGGAAAGTACCGAGGTTACCCACAGTTGTTGCCTCTTCAAGAGTACCAGACTCACGAGCGTTCTCTGTAAGAATACTCTTGGCTTGGTTCTCCAAAAGAACGGCAGTCATCTGACGAGTAGAGTCATCGGTGATTCCTTCCAGGATTGGCTCCCACTTCTCACATAAAGATTCATTAAGATTTGAATTTAACATAATTTTTTTGTTTTAGCCTTTCAGGGCTTCCTGCTTTGACAGGTTGATTACGTCTTCGGTGAGGAAGATGTTGTTAGCCGCTTCAGGAGAAGGACGGCTCGAATCGGTTTCGTTAGTAATTACAACGGCAGCTTCAGAAGATTTAAATGGTAGTTTAGCACTTTCAGTCAACTGTTCGTTTGCTTCGTTCAAACTCTCTACTTTGTCAAAAAGCAGAGTGTTTTCTTGAAGAGAGTTAGTCAGCTGTTGGTTTACAGCGGTCAGGCTCTCTTGGAGTTCATCAAGCTCTTGGGCTTGTTTGGCGATTTTAGAATCAACGTCGGAAGTTTCTACCTCAGCAGCGACCATGGCACGGATGCTCTCAAAGATTCTGTAACCGCGAAGAATTTCATCATCAGACTCAACCTCTTTTTTGGCTACTTCCTTTAGGTCAGCTATTTTGGTGCGAAGGAAACCACTTACTTTGGTCTCCATCAGCTTAACTTCCGCAGTAACTCTTTCTTCGACAGCCTCGTTAACCATCTTCAAAACCTCTTGAAGACCGGCTTCGGACAAGCTATCGGGGAGTAGTTTGGCAATTTTTGTTAGTTTATCGTTCATAGAAATTCTCCTACTGTTTATATCTACTGAGTTTACGAAAAAAAATCGTTAATTTTCATCTAAAAGTCTACGTAAGGCGGTTAAGTAAACTCTCTCTTCTTGTAGTTTTTGTTGGTAATCTAGGGATGCGTCCCTGTTCTCCATTAACTGCTTATGCTCGACTAGTGATGGAAATGCGTTTTGGCAAGATGGGTCAGCTACCATATCCCAAGTAATCATACGTAGATTATCTTGGACCATGTAAGCATCCTCCTTCATATCATGCTCAACGCTACCAGTAGCGCGGGAAGAAATACCAATACGTACACCAGCTTTAGCTAGTTCTTGTAGGATTCTTCCGGAAGGGGTATCGAGGAATTCAGCTTCTCCAATCAAGGCATTACCTTCCATTTTTAAATTCGTAATGATATGAGAGACATTCGAAAGATGTACAATCTCATCATTAGGGTGGTCTAGTTCACCGCATAGACGCCGCTCACTTAAAAGAGGTTGTAGTTTCTGTACTTCTCTCTCCAACAACTTTCTTTCATAAATTCGACCATTGCCGTTCTTCTTCTCAGCTTCGCTGAAGATACCACGCACTTTCATGGTCTTAGTCCCCTTACCTTCACTTAGAATTTGTAGGGGTTGGAAATCGTTGAAGTCTCTGAGTAACATTAGGCTTTTAGATAGGATAAGAAGCTGTCTGTAGCTTCGGTTTTCACTTTTCTCTTAGTGCGTTTTTTAGGGGCAGGTTCTTTGTAATCTTGTCCAGGCAATTTAACTTTCTTAGCGTCGCCTTTAGCTCCACCAGCCATATTAACTCCGATACTTCCTACGCTCGTCATTTCTTGAATCTTTTCGATTATCCTTTTGGCTTCCGAAAGAATTCGAAGCTCCGTTTCAGTAAGTTGAAGAGTTTGCGTAGGGGCGGGAGAACTAGTTTGAGTTTCAGTAAGAGTTTCATTTTTAGGGGTTTCGTCTGTAATACCCATTAACTGATTTCGCTGGAAGTCAGTCATCTCCAGCAATGTATCGTTAGGGTTCATAGACGGTATAGATGCTTGGTGTCCCTGTACAGGGTCATAAGGATTCTTAGTGGGGTCCGTTAAGGCTCCACTAAGAATCTCATCAGCCATCTGTGAGTATGATTTACTCATTATTTATTACCGTGCGCAGCAGCAGCGGCATTGGCTGCTTTCTTGCTTGCGACTGTTTGACTAGGGTCGGTAATAGGATTCTTTTTGTCTAAAGCTTTTGCTTTTGCCTTTCTTTTTAACTCAGTGGCTTTTTCTACACCTTTAGGCGTAGAGGGGTCGAGGTTTTTAAGCTGACGCTGAAGACGACTTTGAGGGGTCTCTTCAGCAGGGGCTTCCTTGGATTCCTTCTGGTTCTGGACTGGACGTACTTGACCGTCTTTTTTGTTCCTCAAACTGGCTTGCACGTACTTGGGATACTTCTCCTTGACGGCGGCGTGGTGGTCCATTTCTGCGTCGCTTCCACGACCATAATTCTTTCTTATTTTGGCTGCGTACGCGTCAGCTTCACTGTGGTCCACTTCTGCTTCATCAAGCTTGATAAAGATTTCTTCGCCAAAATCATAGATGTCGCCTAGAGAGAAAGGAGCCTCTTCAAAACGAACTTCGTTGATAAAAAGGTCAGCGTGGCTTTCGGCCAGGCCCACACGCGGCCCAACCTCGATAGCCTTCAAAAATAAATCACCTTCGATTTCAAAAACTTCATCGTCAAGAGCAAAGACAGAGCCATCCCATTCGTATAGAGTAGGCATGTCATAATTTTCTTCAACTTCGGCTTGTGGAGCGGCAGACTCGTTAATCTGCTCAGGAACTTCTCCCTTCTTAGGAGTGTAGCCCATACTTTCTAAGACCATATTGCGCAGGTCATCAGTCAGACTGGCTTGACCACAAGTGTTATTTTCGTTTACGATGTACTTCATAATATTTAAAGAGGGGGTTTCCTCTAGTTATATCTAGAGAGGTTTAGTGAAAATCTATTGTTTTTTCGGCAAGACTTTTTGTTTCATCCACTTACGTCCGCGTTTGGACATAAAAGGAACGAGGACAAACAAAATTAAATACCACCAACCTAGCTCTGAAAGTAGGTCAGTAATTTTTTCTATAAGCTCTGCCTCTGAGCCGGGGGGAGCGTTACCATGTTTTGCAGCCTCTAAAGCTACTTCCTCACTTACTTCTTCCTCAGGAAAAACCGCCTGTGCCGTTGCGACTCCAATAGCGGCACCAGTTGCGGCACCACCTGGACCTGCTACAGCGGCTCCTCCAGCCGCGCCAACCGCGCCTCCTGCAATCGGAGCTAGTATAGAACAACCTACACAGAATCCCAGAAGAACGAAAGCGGCAAATTTTATCAAAATACAAATACTCCAGCCAGAACTCCTAGACCAAACATGAATAAAGATTTCCAGTTTTCTAGAATGAGTGCGTTAACGTTGTTTAAAATGGTTTTCCACATAATGTTATTATATAGGTTAAAGGGTATTAAAATCCAGGGAAACTTATAGGGGTAACGTACCCTCTTATCCAAGTACTCATATATTCCTGGGATAGTGTTGCGCCAGTGGTTCTTTGTTGGAAAGTGCCGTTCGCTTGTAGAGGTAATATTACCTCGTTAGTATCCCAATCTTCTCTACCTGCCCTGTTGTCACCACCCGGACCTGCCCTCACTACTCTTATATCCCCCGAACCGCCTTTTAAGTGACCTATAGGTTGACCCCTATCGTCAGCGGATACTTCGCAATGAATATAAACAGCAGTAGCATTAGCAGGAACTCCATATTCTTGAGGGTTAACAGTTCTCCAGGAGGACCCGGTACTAGCTACAAATTTTTCTTCTGGTAAGAAGTGCATTTGAGAGCCTTGACCCCCTCGCAGTGCATCTTCTAACATTTCAATACGTGCACCTAAATCGTTTATGCTAGGTTGGTTTAAGGCTTTAGCGTGTTCCTCAGTAACGAAAGGATTTCGGAGGCTAGGTTTGAGCGCTCCTACTATCGCCTGTCTTTCCGGGTAAGTAAGTTCAGCAGTTCTGAAGAATGGTCTAATATCCTTTAGATATTGTTCTGGAATTGGATTTCCTTCTACGTGGCTTTGTGGAACAAAAATATATGCTACGGGCAGGAAGAAGTTTCCATTTTTGTTGGACCTCCCCAAATCATTGAGGCTCTGAGCAATCTCCCCATTATCCAACATGTTTCTGGCGAAGTTTACGTTCACCACATCATCGGGAGCGGGGGTGGTTCCGAACTCAGGGTTTGGGACGACATCTCCATTAATATCTCTACCGTAATCGTTGATGCGTTCCTGAGAGATACCTATAGTAATAAATTTTTCTCCAATAGTTACTACCCGTCTGCCATTATCTGCGTCTACAATACCTGCACCTTTAACAACAGCGAGTTTGGCGTAACCATCGCCCGTCAACACACCGTCAGCGAGTGGGTTTCCTGGGAGGTAGGGGTCGTCCATCGCGCCATTCATGGTTGTAATTCCAATAAGGTCAAGGCGTCCTAACGGTGCGGTTGTAGTATATGGCTCGCCTATTTGTTGGAAGTCGTTAAAGTTAAACGAATCAATACTAATATTCCCACCTTTAAAAATTATAACGGAGTTACGCCCTACGCCTTGCCCCAATTTTATCCCCCCTTCAACATTAGGTGGGTTATGCACATTATAAGTACCTGTTGGGTTTTCCCCGGAGCCAAATGTGGTAGGGGGCTCATTCACTTCTACAGTACCGTCGTATATTCTATAACGGGAACCAATATTTCCTACAAGGTTCCCTGCGTTAGTGCTTTGGACACGCCCAATAAAATTACCTGGTCGAACGCTTATAGTGCCAGGTAAAGCTGCGTCGATAAACGGTTGGAGTTCGGTAAAGCCAGCTCTGCCAACTGTATTTCCCCGCTCGGCTGAATTAATCTCATCAATCTGAGCCTGGAGTCTTACGTCGTTAGATAACAAATCCTCTAGAGGAAGGTTATCCACTTGGTAGTAGTACGGGTCTGCTGGTAAGTAGAACCTAATATCCTCATTAATTCTTTGTGCCATTATACTAATCTCTCCAGGTCAAAGAGGTTGAGTGACCTAACCCCAACTCCATAAGAACAGGCGCCGCCGCCATCAAATTCCGCATCACAATCTCGTCCCTCTCCTCCCGTGAGTCCACCCATGTGGGACCTATAAATGGAGACTCCATTAACTTTATCCTCAGCCATATGTTTTGCGTTCTGCCACATACCAGCTGCGCTTTCATCAAACCAATTCCTCATATACCCCAAGGAATCCATTCCTAGAGGAGGTAGAGGGGTTGCTGGCTCGGCAGTCGTGTAAATCCATCCACTGTAATCTTTTCCATCCAATCCAGAAACTGCGTTGTAAGCGCTAAAGCCACCTAATCTAGGTTGCATGGTTCCTACGCCCGCAGACGGATTCATGGAAGGCATTCCCCAACCAAACACTCTTAAACAGCTTGATAGTTGGTAGATTCCTCCCGGGAAGTCCGAATCAGTTCCAGTGAGACGGCGAATGTTGTCGGCGGCACCAAGAACGCGAACATTCTGTGTCCAGTGGGGATACCCCTGACCGTTAACTTGGTCTACGGGAGAACCACCAGACAATGCAGTGTCTCGCCATCCTTGAGCGCCGGTAGAAGTTCCGCTCAAAGTACTGACATCGTAGAACGACTTTAGGTCGCCACGAGTAGACATCATCAAACGGAACACACCAGTATTTGCGAAAACTGCGCCGCAACCACCATAAGTAGTTCTTCTACCTCCTAAACCGTAGTAATCTAATGCAACGCCGTTTCTCCATTTACCCATAGGACCGTGGCAGTTACTTGCACCACCAGGAACGGAGGAGAGAGACCACGTCATTGGGTCCATTCCATTAGCTAGAATGTTAGAAGCGTGAATTCGTGAAGTGTCTGCGATATTCCAAATCTGAAGTTGACCTCCCATACACTCTACTTCGCCCATCAGACTTCCTTCAGGAGCATTTATAGTGACTCCCGCTTTAGTTCTCATATATGCACGGTAACGGACGCGAGGGTCTCGCTCATCCCCGATAACCGTCATACTACCTGCTTGGTCGTTACCAGTGTCATCTTCAAATTTACCGGTTGAGTTTTGTGTTCCTCGTCCAGCTACAGTATACATCGTACCTTGGTTGGTGGCATTACCGTCCGTTGTAGCGTAATTATCTCCGCCTACAATAATATTGTCGTCGAAATCAGAATTACCTCCAGACCCGGTTCCACCACCTGCACCTTCACCCTCGGCATCGATTGGACCGATTCCACCAGCCTGCAAGCCCCCATCTCGTTCCGAGACGGTCCAGGGGTTATCATCACCTTCACCGCCACCGCCAGGACCATTGTCAGGTGCTGTGTCTTTGAATAACTCACATCCAGTTCCCCGGAGGTTGTAGTAAACCCCCGACACAGAAGACGGAGCGCCTTGGAAATGGAAGTTAACTAAATTAACATCGACCTTACTGTCCTCAACTGCTCGAACACACATACCGCCTGTCATACCATTTCTGTGGTAGTTACTATCTGCGGCGGTATCAGGTGTTTTGATGTAGGGGTTAGTAATGTTAAAAGTTTCGTTTTCGACAGCAGTAGGAGATAGAGATACGCGGGCAGCGAAGGTAGTCATTACACCACTGGTGAACGCGTTCGGATAAAGCTTAACATATCCACCAGAAGTAGATTTATCCCACTGGTTATTTTGGTCTCCAATAAAACTGTCAGCATATCCTGTCGCAAAGACATCTACCGAATCAAGGATATTGCCTGTGGTACCCTGAACAACTTTTCCTCCCAAACCAAATAATTCGATATTAGAACTCTTGTTTGCAACCAGACAAGCTCTAGTTGAATGAACTTCAAGTTTTGTGTGGTTAGGTTGAAGGTTATTGGCTCCAGTATAAGGAATAAGATTATACCCAGAGATGTCTAGAATATTATCGGTTCCTATGAAAGTTGGGGGCTTAACTTTAAAGTTGGAGTTGTTCTCTGCTAAGAAAGGAACTCCAAATCGAGCCGACTTAGTCGGACCAGTCAGTTCCACGTTTGAATTATCGGTAGCTACTACGCCCGCAGACATCCAACTTCTAAATTGTTGTGCGGTGTCGGTAACAGGAAAATAATTAAAAGTGGTACAGGTAGAGGAGGTTCCCCTGAAAGTTAAGTTAGAGCCATTAGAAGCGATTGCGACTTTACCTTTACCTGTGTCGTGAGAATCAACAGCGTAACTCACACCAACAAGTTCAGCGTCGGAGTTGTTAGTGACAACCATTCCAGGCTTGTTATTTGCTCTGTACGGAGTTGCTCCGAAGTGGGTTGCTGGAAGAGCCCTTACATTAATGCCTAAGTCGTAACTTGCGCCAATATCACTATCATTTACCCAATCACTTCCACCCCACTGTCCTACGTATAAGGGAATGTTATTTATTTGTGAGACTTGAACAGAAGATGATTTGTCAACCAAAAGGTTTTGATTGTTTGAATCTACGTGGAACTGCGCACGGTTTCTAATACGTCTATTCGCCGTTTCTATTGGACCGGCACCAAAGTTATTTGTTTGGATAGAGCCGTCAATGATTCTACCCCCTGCGGTAACTTGTGAGTAGCCGTCTGCGCGGACAGGGAAGTTTTCACTTCCTCCACCGTAGGTTAATTGAGAACCCTCTAAGCTCATACCC